CTAAACTTTTTACCTACGAACCACTGAACATAGGCAGCCGTATGTGTGTGTCCACAGACACTAGACATCATGTTGTTTTTTGCTTTTGTAGATGCTTGACCACCTTCTCCATGTTCATATAGAACATCATCATATGTGATAGTTTCTACCCAATTCCATTTAGGTGTACCTAAAACTTCATTATAAGACCTTATCCAAGAGGAAGGAATTCCTCCGGACATTGCTTTTCTAGCAGCCATTCTATCATGGTTTCCAATACAAACATCTGCGTCTGGGAAAGCTTCGTACCATTTACGTACATAAATAATCGCTTGTTTTAGTTCATTTCCAGAGGACATTCCGTCCGGATCTGGCTCATGGTAAGAGAAAGCGTGGTTGTCCAAAATATCTCCTATAAATAAAACTTGGTTGCAATTATACTCTGCGTAGGTCTCTTTACAAAATTCAAGATACCCTTTTAACGTGAAAGGAGCGTGAAGATCCCCTATTACAAGTATCCTACGCTCTTTTTTGTTTAGCCTTTCGTAAGCCATCCGTTTATTTCCTGATAGCCGAGGTCGTACCTCATCTTTACTATATTTCATCTGATAATGACTTTATTAAATCGTTCATCATTATAACAATTGCTTTTGCTTTATCCTTTGCCGTCTCATGGTCACGCTCCATCAAGTCTTCGTATAAGTCAGTAGTTAGTGTATGCATTTGGTTAGTAACATAATTTATATGGGTTATGGCACTAAGATCATTGTGGGAAATCGGATTTGGCATTAGCAAGTTTGTTAAATTAGTAGCAAGATACGGCTTTTTATTTTTTACTATTTTTTTCGGTTGTTATGAGTATAGTTTCACAACCAAGATTGATTCTTATGAATAATCTTTCCAACTCAGTTATCACATCCTCTGAGTGAATGAAGTTTCCTTCCTTATGTAGTTCCTTTTCTGTACCGTTGTCTGAGAACAGAAAGAATACATTTTCTCTGTTCATACTTGGTGCAATTCCCATATCATAATATGCCACTAGGCTATTCAGATATTCCTCTAGACATTCTTCTGTATACTCTAGGTTTGTTCCAACCTGAAAAGCGATGTCTTTAGGAGTCATACTTAAATTGTCTGTATACATTTTTATAATTTCTTCTTTCTTGTTTCGTTTTCTCGGTAGCTTCATTTTTATCCTTTATAAATTTCTGTTTTGAATCCATACGATTCCAATTCTTTTAATCTGTACTTTTGAAGTGCAGACACTACTCCCTTTGGTTTTTTAATCTCTGAGAATAAAACATCGCAGCCACGAGGGAGTGCAATGAGGTCCGGGATTCCGTTTTTGTTTGTAAGCTTCAGTTTTATGACATAATAACCTTCAGCCTCTAGCTCTTTAATCCGTTTGTTTTGTATCTGTTGCTCTGTCATATTTATTTAAACTTATATTTTTCATAATCAAAAATTTAACGTCCTTGATTATACGCTTGTAATTTAGATTTAGAAAAAGGTTTTAACTCTCTTTTAAGTTTGTCAGCACCTCCACAATTATCTTTAATTCTGTAACTATAGTTATTATTTAAGAAATTATAGTATTCTTCTTTATTTGCAGATGGTTTTTGTATTCTATAATCTTTTGTTATACCTAATTCATCCAGTATATCTTCTGTAAAATTAATTGAAGTAAGTTTATAATAAGCAGAAATTAAAGATAATTTCTTATTTAGGTCTATCATTTTTTGCACAGTTAAATCCTTATTTTTTCCAAATCTCAATTTTGTTTTTCTTGTCAATGTTCTTAGTGTAGGTATCATTTTTTCGCTAATTAAAAATTATTTAGTCTGTCTCGATTTAAGAAATAACCTCTCCCATGACCAAGGTCTCTAATATTCTCAGGATTAATTAAATCATCTTTCTTTGCCCATCCAATTAAATGGACTAGATTATACTGGACTACTGCCAGTACATAAATATCCACATCCGGATTCACTTTTAATGTAGCAAGTAAGTTTCCGTCTATTCGGTCTGTTGACTTTACATCATATCGGTTTCCCATATGAGTAACTCCATCACAACTACCACTACGTACACTTAATCCAAAATCAGGGAATACATTTTTTTGTTTAGCAAAAGCGTACTCAGCTTTAAAGCCTTGGATATCTCCCTTAACTCCATCGTGCGCACCCATTTTTGCATCCTTAATTCCGTTTGCTCTAGCCATTAAAGCTCGTTGTTCTCCTATAAATTTGCATAGGTTTATCTCTCCAGCACTTAATTCTATAGTCATTTAAATTTTATTATCTAATACTGATATTAATTCTCTTACTTGACTACGTTCCATTTCTGCGTGAGCAATGCCATCAATAATAATAATGTAATGGTCTTTTTTTGTTCTTACGATTTCTGCTTTCATAATTTTTCTAATCAAAGGGTTCGTTATTTTTACTTAAGTTTCTTAATATTGCGACTGCAAGTAGTATAAATACTAGCACTAATAGTAATTTTTCCATAATTTCTGTTTTTAGTTTATTTATGATTTTTTTCTAATTTTCCACAAATTTCACACATACGTTCTAAGTCCATAGAATCTCTGCTGTAAAAGAAATGAGGCTTCAGTCTATCCGCTTCCCACTCATCTAATAAATTTCTATTGTCTTTTGGTTCTTTCATAATTTATTGTCTTTATTAAAGTGTCTTAAAGTATAATCTTTCTTCTTAGTTACAGCCTTGTAAATATCAGCTTCTATTCCTCCTCTGGAAAAAATCCAGTACACGTCGTTCTTTAATCTTTCTTTTGTTGTCATTCTATCTCTAGACTGCCAGTAACTAGTAGCACTAAAGTCTATATTGTAATATACTAATATCTTTGCTTCTTTTAAGCTTATTCCTTCTCTTCCACTAACAATCTGAAGGGCAATGCTTTTGTCCGTTGTATTAAAAGTCTCTAAATCTGTGCATAAATCGTCTCCATAAATCTCTTTCAAAGCATTCAACTCCTCCTTAAATTTGTAAAAAATACCTATTTTTATATCTAAAAAATTGTCGTGAATAAACTGTGCCTTGCTATAATCTAAGATCATAGATTTGCCTGACTCAAATTTTACTGTTCCGGAATACATTTGGTGCAGTTTCATCATTAATTTTACCGGAGTATCTGCTAGAATTACATCATCTTTACCTTCAACCACTAAATCTTTCTTCAATTTATCAGCTAATTGGTAAGTAATTGGCAACATATCGACTTCAATCACATGCTCAGTGGTCTGTACCTTAAATCCAGCTTCTTTTTGTGTATATGCCAGTGTGTGTGGTTTCATCTCAGAGATAATGATGTCTAATCCCTCTGAATAGTCATTTATTAAGAAACTATTTATCTTTCTCTGTTTTACATTCACGTATTTATGCGCAAACTTATAGAATGTTTTGAATTCATTGAACGGATGATTTCTCATTACCGATACCTGATGAAACATTTGACTGTACGATTCAGGAGTTGGTGTTCCTGATAAAAAAATCACGTATGGATTATTCTCTATGATTAAAGACTTCACTTGAGTAGAGCGTTTGTTTCTTTTTGGAAAAGCTCCCATCCCATGGGCCTCATCACACACTACCATATCCCAACCAATTTGCTCAATTTTATGTAGAGACTCATAATTTATAACTGTGATGGCGTAGGATGGATTCAACATTTTATAATCACTCTCTATGCTACTGATGGCTTTCTTCTTTGTAATAAACAGTAAATTTTTAACCGGCAATAGCGCACTAACACCTAAACTGGTAAGTGTCTTTCCGGTTCTCACTTCCATAGCTAAATAAACAAACCTATCTTTTTCTAGGAGCGTCTTTGCTTTCTGAATAATTTCTAATTGATAGTCTCTGAACTCCATAATTTAAAACATATCCCAACACCAGATTGGTGTTTTTTCTCCGACATAAGCGCCACACACGTTATAACTAAAATGCTCCATAGCATCTTCTGCTTCCATATCCTCCATCAGTATATCAATACATTTGGACACTGAATATATTATTCTCATGCTACTTTCGTCCACTCCAATTATAGCCCTATCAAAACCATCTGCTGTTAAGAATTCTTCCTCGTAAAAATTATCTACTATTTCGTCTAACATATTTTTTGTTTTAAAAGTCCATATCTATTTTTCCATTACTCTCAAGCTCTTGCTTGTTTCTGAATCTAATCCAATTCCCCATACTATCTCTTTCTCCATCAGGTAGACAATCATATTTGTATTTAGAATAAGACTTTAGGAATCTACCAAACTTCGTAAGTGAAATAGATGGTTTGTAAACAGTCTCTCCATTAGCCGTTAAGAAATCTAGGTATAATTGGTTCGTGTAAATCTTTTTACCTTTTACTAGTAAATGATTAACTGCCTTGTCTCCGGTTATTCCACACCAATAAGCAAAATCTGTGTTTGTTGTTACAATTAAAGATTTTAGTTTTTTGTTTTTAAAGTCTGCTTTCATTAATCCATTAGTCATATACATCTGTAGGCACTCAATCATATAGTTGTCAAATGCACACCACTCGTCTACATCCCACTCCCCAAACATTAATTTTCCTAAATCTTTTAAAGGAGTCATTCCTTTTGTATAGTACTGAGACAACTCTAGCTCCCATTTTCTTCTCTCAAAAGAAGAACCTTCTCCTACAATCGCATAGTTCGTAGTGATTGCTACTTTTGGAGATTTACTGAAGGGAATCTTAATTGCATCCTTGTTTTTCTTCTCTAGTGTAAGCCCTTCAGTAACTAAAGAGAATAATCTCTCGAAATCAAAGAACTTTTTTACATCATCAAAACAAAGTATCTGAGTATCTGCTGAAACTAATTGGTATGCAAAACTCTTCTCGAAGTTAAACGACTTCCCATCAATTACAACTAATTTTTTCATGTGTGATAATGCATTCATAAACAACCCTTTACCAGTACCTCCTTCAGGATTGTCAGAAATAACCTCATCATTTAAGATTACTGCCGGAGAATAAGATAGGTTTTTCCACGCATGTAGTAGGTATCCAATAGTAGTTCTGAACGAGTTAACTATTAATTCATCAGCACCACTAATATTGTATATAAATTTTTGGTAGTCACAAGATGTGCTATCACACATTTCAAAGGTTCTATCAATCACATGGTCCTTCCACACAAATCCACCTAAATCTAGGTAGTCAATAACTTTTACTGCACCTTCTTTTACTTGAACTGCTCCATTTTTGTAGTATAAATATGCATTGTCTTTATCGTCCTCAATGAAGTGAACTTCAGCAGATGCTAAAAGTGTTAAAAATTCCTCTCTAAAGTAACGAGTGTTTTCAGCAAAGTAATTATACACGCTATAGTCATCAATCGTTAGTAAATGATTTAATACAAAATCCTTAATTTCTTTTTCTGAGGTGTGGTCGATAAGATTATCTGTTACCTTTACAAAAACATAGTTCTTACTTCCGGTTGGATTGAATTTAAAAAATCCATTTGCCTCTAGGAAGTTTTTGAACATTATATGAACTATCTTAATAACTCCTTTATCATTCTTAGTCCAAAACTGATTATTTTCAATTTCTAAATCTAATCTTTCTAGTACATTATCAACAGTGGATGGGTCAACTTCATCTTGCACTAATTGAGTTTTAATTTCTTTTTTTGTCACTCCACGCTTTAACTTCATTCGGATATTATTTACTCTATCCTCGTCCTCGTAGTATTTTGTTCCAAAATTAGCAACCTTTGAGTATGCGCTTTTTATGGTTTTCTTTATTTCTGTAGGTGTAAAATTTGAGCTTTGGTAATTATTTAAGAATATATGCTCTGCTAGTGAACTCTGTATTCCAAAGTCATTGAAGGCACTTGCTAAAATATAGGTGTGGTTATTTCTATTCCCCTCTATCCAAGGGTACTTTTTACTCCACCACTTTATAAGTATCTCTGTTATTTTACTGTCATCTGTAACTGGGATTGTTGAGATGTCTGTTTGTTTATTAACTTCTACATACTCTAGCTCCTCAATCTTCTCCCATAATACTGATTCTGTATTGATGTGGATTAATGGGTCGTATGATTCATAGCAGACACGAGAGACGTTCTTGCATGATTTATCAAAGTTATCACTGTCGTAGTATTTTTGAAGGCTTAGGAAGTAGTTTTTGTGATTCTCTACCTTTGGTGGAATCTTAACTAAAACCTTTAATCCGTTTCCACTAGGAGAAATGAATACCGAGTAAACATACTTGTCTTTTGACAACTTCTGTTTCGCTTGTAACATTTCTTTGTGTGACTTATATTCATCGAAGTCTAAACAGATTATCCCACTATGTACTTTTAGCGCAGTGTCGGATCTATGAGAAAATGTTCCACTGAAACAAATTGCCGGTAATTTAGCCTTTAATATTTTCCTAGTATCCTTCTTTTTTTCTGCTCTAATCTTTTTTACAATTTCTTTTGATGCTCCATCTTGAATTCTTGATAGGATGAAATTTACATTTCTAAAAAATGGCTGTGATGTCTGTTTGATGTCTTTGAATATAGTAATGTCCATTTTATGTTGGTTATATGTTGGTTTTGTGTTGGTTTTGTATTACTTAAATAACTACTAAATAGATACTTATCCTTTTTATGTTGAAAATGTTGGTTTTTTCAGGTTTTAAGTAGTAGTAATATAATAGTTGGTTGATGTTTTATATAGAGCTAGTAAAAGTGTCGATATTTTCAACATTCAACACATTTTAAAGCAAAAGAAAGGGGCAAAAGCCCCTCGTCTTCATGCTTTGGTTTTCTAGAAGTCTCCTTCGTCCTTCGGTTTGGCTTCCCATGTGTCTAACTCGATGTATGGTTTCCCATTCTTCGACATTAATACATTCATGTTTACCCATCCGTTCTTAGAATTCTCTGTTAGGAATTTTGTTGCATCTTCTACTTTACAACTTAAGTTTCCAATTACGAATTCTGGTGCATCTTCTCTTCTTTTCCAAGAGAATCCATCTGCAAAAATTTTGTCTGCCATTTTTAATTGTTTTTAATTGTTATTTTACGTTCCATAAAATTCATTGTAGAGTAAATAAGATTGCTCTTTTCCTCCACACTACTACAGAACATTGGAACTTCTATCCATATAGTAGGTTTCTTTTTTTTAGACAATTTATAGAGTTTGTCTATGTACATAGTTAGAAATATCTTGACTCGCTTCATCGCTGAAAAATTTATGATATACATCTATAGCTCTTTCCACTTTGTTTCGTCCACCATCTAAAAATTCTGCTGAACACTCAAATACGCCTAACCTACCATTGCTCTTGTCAATAACAAAAAACACTAGTGGTTTATTAAATAGTCTTTGGTAAATATATGCTTGACTATCGTAGTTATAAGCTTTTGCACTGTACATGAACTTATCTAAATCCGATGATGTCTTGATATCAATTATCAATTCACTTGATGGATTAATGATGTCAGCCTTTCCCTTCCAATCTAATCCCATTATGTTTTGGATAGCCGGAACTTCAAACTCATTACCTTCTGCGTAAATGTAATCACACATTTCCATATTGGATGACATGATATCACACAAATAGTCTAGGTGTTCTTTCTCCTTCTGTAGCAACATCATCTCGCCTTCAGGACAAATCTCTTTATACATTTTAGTTGAACGTGTAGTACAATCCACAGTAACAAAGTCTCCTAGTTTGTGTGGCTCAAGCATTTTGGTGTGGAAATAACTTCCCTCCAACATTGGCTTGGTTCTTTCATTAGGAACTCTAAACTGAGTAGGGTTCTTCAGAAGATTAAATATGTCCGAGTTTGATAGATACTGTCTACCAAACTGTCCATAGTAATCGTCGTCGTTTTTTAACCTCTCTAGGATTTCCTTATTTTTCATCTGAAATTGCTTTAGAAATCTCTTTCTTCACTACTGCCTTAATTTT